GGGGATTCCGAGACGGCAAGGAAATGGTAGAAGTTGAGGAAGAGAAAGAGAAAGAAGAGGAGTGAGAAGATGGAAAAGGAAGAGATAAAAAACAGGCTCTGGGGATACACATCGACGTTATTACTGTGGTTGAGTTTGACGCTGGGTGGGGCGAGTTTTATGATGTCAATCATCGGTCTTACTTTAGCATTGGAAGCGTTGGAAGCAGTGAAATAGAAAAAAAGAAAGAGGGATAAACAATGGAAAAATACAAAAAAATTTATTTGAAGAAATCCGAAAACGGTGTCCTGAGCCGTCTGCGTTACGGCTACACACCAAAGTATGTTGCGGCACTCATCGCTGAGGGATACGAATTTATCAGCGATGAGAAAGGAAAGTACTACTGGGAAGAAGCTGAACTCGCAGTCGATTATGACTACGAGTGCTATCCGAGTGCAGGATTTTAAAAACAAAGAAAAATAAGAAGAGTGAGGTGATGTGGCGTGGAGAAACTCAGAAACGACAAAGTGGCGAGATTTTTAGGTATGAGCTACCCACAGATGTGCCGACTAATGAAAATCGGTCGGCTTGATATAGGAGTTGTCGGCGGTTCTAATGACCGTGGGTGCTACTATATATATCGAAGCACACTGGAAAACTTCCTAAAAAGGAAGTTGAAAAAAGAGGAGATAGATGAACTGATATGAATTTAACGGAACATGAAAGAGCTGATATCCTGTGTGCATTGCAAGCACAGTCGGAATGGTATGATGAGTGCTTACGGAAAGAGCATACAGAGATAACGGCAAGATGGAAGAAAAATACAGATGAGTTGATAAAGAAAATCAGCGGTATAGGAAGTATATGGAAAGAGGGGTCGAGATAATGAATACATACAAATTCAGACTGGGAATAAGTCTGATACTGAATGTTATTTTAGCGGCGGTAATGCCTGAAGTTGTAGGATATGCTTATATACAGCGTGGTTGTGAATTGCACTTCGGGGGCGAATGGCTGTTGATGTGGTTTGTAGTGATAGTTATGGTGTGCTTGTTTTTTGGTAGAAACGAGGCGGCAGAGTGAACAGAGCAGAACGAAGACGGCAAAAGAAAGCGACTACAAAGGCTGACAAGGTCGTTAATATAAAGGCGGCTGATGTTACGCAGATAAAAGAAAATGCGACAATAGAAGCAGCAAACAAGGCATTTATTCTGATGTTAGCTATCCCGATGATAGTTCTTAGAGATGATTTTGGATTCGGCGGTAAGCGGTTGACGAAATTTATTGATAGAGCATTGGAACAGTACAAGTGCTTTGAAAGCGGTGCCGTTACGATTGATGAACTAAGGCAGATAATATACGAGGAAACAGGAGTGAGTATAAGTGGATAGCAGAAAATATAGAGCTAAATATCAGAAAAAACTATATCACAAACGCAAAGAAAATCATCAATGTGTATGTTGCGGGCAAAAACTTGAAGAAAAGTATAAATTGGTTTTGTGTGAAAAATGCAATGAGAGAAATAAAATGTATCATAAGAATTATTATGAAAATTGCAAAAGGAAAGAAATTATCTTTGCTAAAATAAAAATTGCCCTCTCAAAAGCAACCGGTATTAAAAGAGAGGACCAGCCTTAAATAACAATAAATATTTTAACGTAAATGTCGAGAAATGTCAATCCCTCTAAAAGAGGGAAAACAAGAGGTATAAAAATGAGCAGTTTATATGAAATATCAGGAAGATTAATTGAATTGAATTATGTTATGGACAGTGGTGATTTCAGCGAAGAGTGCATAAGGGACACGCTTGAAGCCATAGAGGGAGAATTTGATGATAAAGTTGAGGGGTGGTGCAAGTGGATAAAAAGCATCGAAAGCGATATAAAGACCGCAAAGGAAGAAGCTGAAAGGCTGAGAGAAAAGGCTAAGAGAGATGAAAAAAAGATCGTAAAGCTGAAATCAACTCTTGCAGAATATATGAATGCGGTTGAAAGACCAAAGGTCAAGACTGCTTTATTTAACGTAAACAGACTGAAAATGAACGGTAAACTTGATATTGACGATTTGGGGAATATTCCCGATGAATATAAGAAAGAAGTTACAAGGGTGAGCAAGGAAGCTAATAAGGACAAGATAAAAGAAGCACTTGACAAAGGTGAGAGATTACCGTTTGCAAGGTACTATAACAGTATAACGATAAGCTAAGGGGTATGAAAGTTGAGCAAGGTTATATGTATAGCTGGTGAAAGTGGCAGCGGAAAAACTACATCAATGAGAACGCTGCCGCCCGATGAAACATATTATATTGATGCGGATCTGAAAGGACTTTCGTGGAAAGGTTGGAGAGGACAGTATAATGAGGAGAAGCATAATTATATAAGATGTTCCGAACCGATAAAAATACAGAAAGTTATTGAAAATATAAATGAAAAAGGCAAACATATAAAATATATCATTATTGATACGTTAAATAGTGTTATGACTGATGACGAGATGAAAAGATCCAAAGAAAAGGGATATGATAAATGGATAGACCTTGCGGCTTGTGTGTGGGATATGATAGCAAAATCTTATACATACAGAGAGGATCTGACGATAATATTTATTTGCCATACGCAGACTGAAACCGATGAAAGCGGATATATGTTCAGCAGAATAAAGACGAATGGGAAAAAATTGAATAAACTGACACTTGAAAGCAGATTCACTACGGTACTGTTTGCAAAGGGCAATGAGGGAAAATATGTTTTTGAAACAAGGGCAAAGAACAGCACGGCAAAAACACCCCTCGGAGCGTTTGAAGAAGATGAAATTGAAAACGATATGATGAAAGTTATAAAAGCATTGGAGGAATATTAAGATGAATAAACCAAAAGGATACGATGAAACACAAAGCTATACCGAAAGTAGAATACTTCCGGCAGGCGGTTATATATGCAAAGTAATGGGGGTAAAGGAAAGCAAGAGTAGAAACGGCAAAGAGATGCTTGAAATAAGCCTTGATATTGATGATGGCGAATACAAAGGATATTATGCCGATAAGTATAAAAATGATACACGAAAAGAGAAGAAATGGGGTTGTGTTGTGTATCAGCTGACGGAAGATGAAAACGGGAATTGCAACAGAGGGTTAAAAACATTTTTGACGAGCATTGAGGAAAGCAACAGCGGATTTTCACTCGTATGGGGTGATAAGTTCTGCGACAGTCTGAAGAATAAAAAAGTCGGTGGTGTATTCAGAAGAGAGGAATTTAAAACTGATAAAGGAACTGCATTTTTTACAAAGTGTATATCATTCAGAAGTATACAGACAATAAAAGATGGCATTGAAGTGCCTGCTGATAAGCTGCTTGAAGAAAACAAAAGCAAGGCTAAAAGTGAACCGACATTCACAGTTGACAGTGTAGATGATGATGATTTACCATTCTGATGAATAATGTTTGAGGGATAAACTATGGCGGTGAAAGTTAGAAGTGAGTACCAAGAAGTTGTAAAGATTTTTAACAGCCTTTCAGGGAGTAAAATGCTGTATCAAGTTTTCACAGACTGGGTAGTGATGTTTGCTTGTAGCATAAGCAACGCAGTAGACTTGTACAGGTTTAACAAACGAGAAGAGGAGTATTTGAAAGTAGCTAACGGATACAACGAAAATGAAATGCAGGAATTTTGTAAGATATCGGCTTTGATAACAGAAATGATAGAAGAAAATTCATGGAGAGATACCCTCGGAAACTTGTATATGCAGCTTGATATGGGTTCGAGTGCCTTAGGGCAGTTCTTCACGCCTTATTCGGTTTCGCTTGCTATGGCAATGAGTGTGTTTAGCAAAGAGGAAGTAGAGAGAAAAATAAAGGAAAGGGGATATATAAAGCTGCTTGAACCTTCCTGTGGCGGGGGTGCAACTATTATCGCTGCTTGTGAAGTACTATATAAGTACATCAATATAGATTATCAAAGTCAAGTAGTAGTTATCGCACAGGATTTAAGCAGAGTGACGGCTTTGATGTGCTATATAGTATTGTCGCTTATGGGGGTACAGGCGGTTATAAAAGTCGGGGATACTCTTTCAGACCCGTACACAAACTACATCAACGAAACAAGGAAAAAGTCCGATATATGGGTAACTCCGATGTGTATATTCAAGGGAGGACATTGGAAAGTATGACGAGAAAAGAATATAGTGATTATTATAAAAAGCAGCATCGTTGCGTTACGTGCGGTAGGAAAGACGAAAGGACATTATCGGGCTTTGTTGCTTGCGAAAAGCGTGCGGTAAGGATTAGGGAGTACCAACGTAACTACTATCACACCAAGATAAAGGGTAAAATCAGAGTCGTGAAATTAAAGCGGATAGAAGAACACTTATGTGTGAAGTGTGGAGCAAAACTACCTGATGGATATACTTTCAAATGGTGTGAAACCTGCCGAGAAAAGTCTAAACTTTACCAAAGGGAAAATTATAGGAGTGTGAAGTATGAAAGATGAGTTAATAAGAAAAATTCTTGTAGAACTTAACAAAAACTTTCAATTTGACATATATGAGGTTGAAAGTATACTCACTTTCATTTTCGGTGAGTATGAGGTTACAAAAAAAGAAACTTCTATTGTCCCTTTGAGCGATTCGGAAAGCAGTGGAGTTTTGTTACAAAATTTTCTCTTGACAAAAATGACATCAGGAAGAAGCAAGAAGACACTACAGTATTATAAACTTGTACTAACTAATGCCTTTACTAAAATTAATAAAAATGTCGTAGATATTACTTCCGATGACATCAAGTATTACTTAGCCGAAAAACAATATGTGGACGGAGTTACCTCTGTGACAGCAAATAATGAACGCAGGGTACTGAACAGTTTTTTTGAGTGGCTTTGCGTGGATGCGGAAAAAATACCAAAGAACCCGATAAAAAAGATAGAAAATATCAAAGAAAAGAAAAGTCAAAAAAAGGCTTTCACTGAATTTGAGGTAGAAAGGATGCGGCTCTGTTGCAAAACTCCCAAAGAGAAAGCAATTTTTGAACTTCTTTTATCTACTGCGTGTAGAGCATCGGAATTAGTCAGTATAAGAATAGACAGCATCAAAGGCGACTGTGTGACAGTTTTAGGTAAAGGTAATAAAGAGCGTTTAGTAATATTGAATGCAAGGTCGCAAATTGCACTAAAAACTTACTTAGACACAAGAAGCGACACAAATCCGTATCTATTCCCGATGAAATCTTCCACGAACTGTATGAGTACAAGCAATCTACAGCGTATTGTGAAAGAAATAGGGAAAAGAGCAGATATTGAAAACGTCCATCCGCATCGTTTTAGACGTACCGCTGCAACGATGGCGCTAAAACATGGTATGCCTGTAGAACAAGTGTCCAAGATGTTGGGTCACAGTCAACTTACAACAACACAGATATACCTCGACCTAAGTGAGGATATGCTCAGAGAAGCACATAGAAAGTATTTAGGAGGTTAAAACGGGGAATGGATATGATTACTGAACTTAATAATAAACAACGAAAGGTGATTTGAGTGAATTATGGTTATGTAAGAGTATCAACAAGAGAACAAAACGAAGATAGACAGGTCGTTGCGTTAGTGGATGCCGATGTGGATAAATCGAATATATTTATAGACAAAGAAAGCGGTAAAGATTTTGAGCGAAAAAACTATAAACGTATGTTGAAAAAGTTGAGAAAAGGCGATTGTATTGTTGTAAAAAGCCTTGACAGGTTTGGAAGAAACTACAAGGAAGTACAAAGTGAATGGCAAAAAATAACAAAAAGGGGGATAGATATTAGAATACTTGATATGCCTATACTTGATACAACAAATCACAAAGACCTTATCGGAACGCTTATAAGTGATATTGTATTACAGTTATTAGCTTACGTAGCACAGACGGAACGTGAAAATATCAAGCAAAGACAAACCGAGGGAATAGCGATTGCAAAAGCAAAGGGAGTTCAATTTGGGAGAAAACAAATGTTTGACTATATCAACTATACAGATGTGTTTGAAAAGTTGCATAGGCACGAAATAACAAGCACACAAGCTATGACACAAATCGGGTGTTGTGAAGGTACTTTTTACAAGTTATTGAAAAAGTATAGAACAGCAAATAACATAACTCATACAAAGCTTGATAAGCAAGCCTATTATGCAGAATGTAAAAAGAGGAAATATATCGAAAGGAAAGAATCACATTGTTGTGTATATTGCGGTGAAAAACTACAAGAAAACAACAAGTATGTACAATGTGATTCGTGCAGAGAAAAAGCAGCAAAATATAGAAAAGCCAAGATTTTTAAAAAGTTCAAAACAAAAGGAGATACGATATGAAATGTAAGGTTATAAGCACAGGCAGCAAAGGCAATGCCGTTATAGTCAACGATGAGATACTCGTTGACTGCGGCGTGCCGTATAAAAAAATAGAACCTTATGCGGATAAATTAAAAATAGTTTTATTAACGCACGAACACAGCGACCATTTCAGAAAATCGACTATAGCCAAATTACATTTTGAAAATCCTGCCGTGCGGTTCGGCTGTTGTGAATGGCTGAAAAGTAAACTTGAAAACACTATACAAGAAAGCAGACTTGATATATACCACTGCGGAAAAGTTTTCCATTATGCAAACTTTGATATATCACCTGTGCAACTATATCACGATGTCCCGAACTGCGGATACAGGATATACGCAAACAGAGAAAAAGGCATTTATATGACCGATACAAAAACGGTTGAGGGGATAGTTGCAAAAGACTATGACTTGTATATGATAGAAGCGAACTACGAAGAGTGGGAGCTTGACGACAGACTTTCAAGAAAACTTGAAAAGGGTCAGTACGCTTACGAAATTTCAGCGAAAGAGCGGCACTTATCAGAGGAAAGTGCTAAAAAATGGCTTGAAGAAAACAATACAAAAAATGGCGAAGTGGTATTTTTGCATAAGCATATTAAGGAGTGATTGAGAATGTTGTACACAGTAACTTTTACCAAGTATTATGAGTATGAAGTAGAAGCAAAAGATGAAGATAAGGCAATAGAGATTGCTGAAAGAAACTTTGTGCATGATATGTGCGGTCCGATTGCAGACACAACTTATGTTGATGTTGATGTTGATGTGTTTGAGGAAAGCGAGTGATTGAGAATGTTATAATAAGTGGAGATATTGTTCGGATTTTTATATAAGGAAAGGGGATAAAAAATGATACTTTTAAGAGAGTTGATAGAGGTGCTTCCGGAAGATAAAGAAGTTTTATACATAGATACAAGAGATGACCACGAAAAAAGATTATCTTTCGAAGATGCTATGAATGAATTTGAGGATAGCAACGCTACGGTCGAGATGATAGACCATACAGCGGAAATGCTAATAATATATTACGTGTGAGGTGAGATGATGAACAAGGTATGTTTGATTGGCAGACTTGGAAAAGATGTTGAGATAAGGTATGCAAGCGGTGAAAATCAAATGGCTGTCGGGCGGTTCAGTCTGGCAGTCAAAAGACCACATAAGAAAGATGAAACGGACTGGATAAATTGCGTTGCGTTTGGGAAAACCGCAGAAACGTTGTCAAAGTATTTCAAAAAAGGTTCTGGAATAGCCGTTTCGGGACGAATACAGACAGGAAGCTATAAGGGTAAAGACAGCAGTACGAAGTACAGTTTTGATGTAGTGGTAGAAGACTTTGATTTCATAGATAAGAAAAGCGATGTACCGCAAAATCAGACTGATGTGCCGTATAGCGCTGATAACATAGATGATGACGATGATGATTTACCGTTTTAAAAAAAAGGAGATAATAATATGATAATTAAATCACAAAATGGAATGGAGTTAATCAATATAAATAATATGTTTGCATTAAGAGTTACATATGATGAGGAAATCGGAAAATTTTGCTTCGGCGTTGAAAATTCTATTAATGAGATAGATATATGTATCGGAATATATACTGATGAAGAACAAGCCGATGATGTATTTAAAAAACTTACAGATGCACTGATAAACGGCAGAGAGTACTTCGTAATGCCTAAAACGGAGAGGATATAGGTGGTGTTCTTATGGAAAACACTTCAGACGGTTGGATATGCCTATGGCGCGACCTCATAAATAAGCCGATATGGCTATGCAGTACGCCCGAACAAAAAGTTGTACTCATAACCTTGCTATGTATGGCAAACCACGAACCTCGAGAGTGGGAATGGAAAGGTAAAAGATACACCGTACAAGCAGGGCAAATGATAACGAGTTTAAAAAGCATTGCAGAGAAGTGCGGGGCAGATGTCACAACACGAAATGTAAGAACTGCGTTAAAAAGATTTGAAAACTATGGATTTTTGACAAGCAAATCGACAAACAAAAATAGACTTGTAACAATAGTAAATTGGCGAAAATATCAAGATAAAAATTATATAACTGACAAGCAAACCGACAAGCAACTGACAAGCAACCGACAAGCAACTGACAAACGACTGACAACTAACAACAATAAAAACAATAATAACAATGATAACAAGTCTGTCTGTCTGTCCTTAGATACTCTAAGTATATATAAGGGCATTGATACCCAAAAGGACAGGACAGACGGACAGACAGAGCATAATATCACTGAAAACGTAGAGGTGCCGTCTTCTACGGATGTGCCGTCATCTATCAGCGATACCTCAACCACGGAAGTGCCGCCTTCCGAGGGTGTGCCATCACCCAAAACTCGCAGAGAGTTTGAGAGTATGCTTAAAAGTGTTATCGAGTACGAAAGGCTGTGTAAAAACTATGAGCGTTATGCCGTTGACGCTGTAGTGGATACCTGCAAAGCTATGATTGTTGCTGATAAAGTGACACTTGCAAAGGTCGAGTATACTGCCAAAGATGTGGCTTGTAAGCTGTTGACACTTGACTATGACAAGATGTGCTTGTTGATAAAAAAGTTTGAGGATATCCAAAAGATGGAACAACCTCGAAATCCGATGCGTTATCATCAAGCGGTGATCTGGGGAGTTATTCAGAACTACGCTGCCGAAAAAGCTATGCAGCAAGCTAAAGAACCGAAGAAAAGCGGCGGTGGTAAGTTCGCAAACTATGAGCAAAGAGGTTATGAACACGAAAAGCTCGAAGACTTTGCAGCTGCTATGCCCGATGATGATGTTTTGGAAGTATACAGAGCAAGAAAAAGGGATAAATCGGCGGTTAGCGAACCAACAAGCATTGCGGATATTTTGTTTGCCGAAAACCAAAGAAAATACGGTAAGAAAGGGAGTGAACGATGTGACGAGGATAGCAACTCTACAGGGAATGAAAAGTAAATCAACAGGCGAATACTTTGAAAAAATCATCGAAAGAGCTTGTAAGTACTACAGTGATATGAACTATGCAGAAATTCAAAAAACACCTGAGCCGATGAGAGTTATTAAACGACTTGACGGCGGAAAGTTTGTGGCAGTGTTTACGAAACAAGCACAACCTGACTACAAAGGCACGCTGAACGGCGGACAGGCTATCGTTTTTGAAGCAAAGCATACCGATAGCGAAAAGATGTTGCAAAGCGTAATAACGGCAGAGCAAGAAAAGCGACTGAATAAGCATTTGGATCTCGGAGCGTGCTGTTATGTGCTTGTATCGTTTGAGTTTAGAGAGTTTTTCTTTGTGCCGTGGGCGGTGTTTCGCGCTATGAAAGGGATATTTGGACGAAAGTACATAAAGCCTGACGATGTAAGGGAGTACGAAGTGCGGTATGTTGGAATTTTATTGTTTTTAGAAAAACTGAAAGGAGAAGTCGAAGATGAATGACGAGATTAAAGATATCATAAATCAGTTTGAAAGCTCGAAAGACAATATCGAAGAGGGTGCATCTGAAGTTATATGGATGCAATGTCCGTCTTGTGGTTATGTGCATGTAATTTTTGAGGACATGGCTGACAAAAGCTATTGCAACTGCGGACAAAAACTGAACCGAAACATATGAACGAAGACTTGAAAGTAGACTGCCACAAGTACCTTGATATGATGTGGCAAACGGCAAAAGAGAGAAAAGCAGTTTACAAATGGCTTGCAAGGCGGTTGAATATTCCGCTTGGGCGATGCCATATATCGAAATTATCAAGCTATGATTTATACCGTGCAAGACGGATATTACGACAAGAGAACAAGAAAAGGAGAAAGAAAGAATGATTTTACCTATACCAAAAATAAAGATTTACATTGAAGCACAGGCCATTGCAAAGAAAGAATATATCGAACATGATGATGAAGCTGAAATGAAAATGAGCAGAGATATAGGCAGTATTATACAAAACAGCTTTTATGATATACAAAGTGACAAAGCCATAGAAGAACTTTCGGAGCTGATAAGGGCAATATCGAGATACAGAATGTTTCACGGATTAACGTATCACGAATTAAATACTCCAAAAAAAGAGCGTAAAGAAATAATAAATCTGAAAGAAGAAATAGCAGATGTATATATTATGCTTGAACAAATAATTCGTATGAATAACATTAGCGAAAATGAAATCAAGAAAATAATGCGTGAAAAAATTGATAGAACGCTTGAAAGGTTGGGTGCGAATGATAACCGTTAGAAAAATAGAAACGTGGGGATTTGAACACGCTGTAAGGGGTATGCGAAATCCGCTGGAAAGTTGGTCGATGTCAGATAGCCGGTTTTCCAACTTAACCTATCGCGAAAGAAAGGCATTTGTTTTAGGTGAAAAAGACTTAGATCTGATTAAACGACTTGCAAAAGCAGGTCAACCACACAGGAAATATTTAAGACAGATATTTGCATCAATGGATATAAATGCTCCTTTGTATTGGTGGAAAGAATTTGATACATACAAGGTCGGTACAGTTTCAAATAGCTGTTCCACAATGCACACACTTCACAAGAGAGATTTACGGCTTGATGACTTTTCACACGAAACGCTTGAAGATATGGCAAAAAACCAACTAAAACAGACGATAGAGGTCATAAACTATCAAAGATACAAGTATCTTGAAACTAAGGATGAAAAGTATTGGTATCAAATGATACAGCTTTTACCAAGCAGCTTTATGCAGAAAAGAACAGTGACATTTAACTATGAAAATGCCTTAAATATGATTGAGCAAAGAGAAAATCACAAGCTGAACGAATGGTGTGATTTTGTAAAGGTGCTGAAAGAATTGCCGTATATGGTTGAGATAAGGGAGTGATAGCGTGGATAGAAGTATGATAAGAGAAATCGTAGAAGAGGTTGTAGATGAGCTTGAAAACAAACGATGGCTAAGAGCTGGTGACGAAATTTTATATATAAGAGGAGCGGAAATGGCTAAGAATTTTTTCAAAGGTGGAGATGAAACGCACAAGGAGCGAATTGAGAGCTTGCAGATAGAACCCTACTACGATGTTCTCGAATTGTACTTCGGGAAAGGTAAAACGCTTGAAAAGATAGCTGAAATGTTTGGTGTTAGCACTCAAACGATAAACCTAAATAAAAAAAAGTTGTGCATACGATTAGCGAGGGAGGTTCGAGATGAGCGAAAAGCTAAATAAATTCTTTTACTACAGTTCAGAGGTTGAGTACTATAAAGAGTGGCTTCGGAAACTGGGAGTAAAGGAAAATGACGAAGAAAACATTTTGAAGTGGGTTGTGCTCAGAGAAAGAAATATAAAGGCAAGATATGAAGCTATGCGACTTGCAACACTGTTGACAGGTTCGGTTATGGGTGCAGTTATCGCAGCATTGGTGATAAGAGGATAAGAGGAGCAAAGCGGATGATAAGAAAATTTTTAAGTTGTAAATGTGGTAGTAAAGATTTTTGAGAAGATGATAAACCAGATAAAGAAAAAAGGGGGAAGTTGGTTACGCAAAAGGGGGAAGTTGGTTACGCAAAAGGGGGAAGTTGGTTACGCAACCGCCCTCGCAAAACCGCACGCAGAGCCGAACACAAGAGCTAAATTTTCCTATAACTATTTATAACTATTTATACGCTTTTTTGGGGGTGGCTTGACAGCACCCCCAAAAAAACCATAAAATCAAAAAAGGGGCATTTTTTATGCCCTCTTTTTGTGAAAAAAATATCAAACAAGGGGCATTTTTTATGCCCTTGTTATATTTAATAGAATTTCAACTTGAATTCAATTTATTGACATAATAGAACAAGTGTTTGATAATTAAAATATAATAAAAAATAAAGGTTAAGGTGATGCAGATATGAACAAGATATGGAAATGATGTGATGATATGGCGAAAAAAGAAGACAATCTGCATTTGTTTACAAGTGAACAAAGCCGAGAAGAAGCCGTTGGAAATGGCAAAAAAGGCGGCATTGCAAGCGGTAAAGCAAGAAGAAAGAAGAAAGAAATCAGCAAAGCCGTGACTGATTTCTTAGACGGTAAAGACATCGGTGAGAACATAACAAGGCTTGATAAAATGATTATAAAGCTGTACAGCAGAGCTATAGACGATGATGATAAACAGAACACGGCGTCTATGAGACTTTTATTTGAACTATCCGATTCGTTCAGAAAACCAGACGAAAAGAGACGTCTGAAACTTGCAAACAAGCTGACCAAAGCAGAGACAGAACTCATACAGAAGAAAATAGATAGTATGTTTTAGAGGTGATACAGCGTGAAAAGATTTACGAGCCTATCAGACTTCTATAATTCAAAGGAATGGGAGAAATTTAGAGAAGTTCTAATTATGGAGCGTGGAGTGGTTGATGAAGTAACTATGGAGCATAGAGTGGTTGATGAGGTTACGGGTAAAGAGATAGTCAACAAGTATGACTTGATACTTCATCACATAGAACCTCTTACAGAAGAAAACGTCAATGACTACTCTATAAGTTTAAACCCTAAAAACATTCAGATAGTATCGCATAAAACACACAACGTTATACACGATAATTTCGGTATACATCAACAGAAACAAGTTTTTCTTGTGTACGGTGCACCTCTTTCAGGGAAAACATCGTGGGTGCGTGATAATGCCTTGTGCGGTGATTTGATAGTTGATATAGACAGTATATGGCAATGTGTGAGCGGCTTGGATAGGTATGAGAAACCGAATAAGTTGAAAGCGGTTGTGTTTCGCTTATATGATGAGTTGTACGATACTGTTAAGTATCGTGACGGTAAGTGGCTAAATGCCTATGTAATCGGTGGCTTTCCTTTATCGAGTGAAAGGGAGCGTGTGAGAAGAGAACTGCACGCACGGGAAATTTTTATCAGCACAGATAAGGAAACTTGTTTGAGAAGATTGAAAGAAGATAGACGAAGCGACAATTGGGAGAAATACATCGAAGATTGGTTTGAAAAGTTTTCGAGGTGACCCCGCCCCTATCGAACATTTGAGCGGTTGCTTTGGGTAGTGTGAAGGGGAACTGTATTTTCGTAGAAACCCAAAAAACGAGATTTTCAAAAATGAAACCCCAAAAAAATCAAAGTAAGCGGAAATAAAGGAAAGTGATGAAAAAATGCGTAATACTCTTGTTTTTGACTTGAAAAACGAATCCGAAACAAACTTATGTATCGATGGTGTGGCAGAAAATGAAAACACGATATATTTTTTAGTATATGCCGATGATAGTGGAAACGTTCCGCAACTGACTGTGAACATAGGAGAAACAACAGTAACAGCAACGTATTATATTGATTACGGTTTCTTTTATTTTCAAATACCGTCAACAGTGTTTCCGACAGCGGAAAGTATTATATCGTTTACTATGACGATTACAACGAATACAGAACGCACAACGAATCCGTTTTATTTTCAATTTTCTGCATATAGTGACGGTGAGTTATATGTTACTAAAACAGATAATTATATTTATAACGTATCATACAAGCAAGTACTCACTCCAGAGGAAATTGCAGACGGCATATCGGAAATTGTAAACATACAGCAGGATATTTACAACATTGACAACAGTATAAGCGGCATTAATAGTGATATTTCGGATATTACATCAGACATATCGGGCATTACAGCTGATGTTGAAAGTATAACAGATGAAATCGAGGCACTTCCTGAAACAATTTCAGAGGAAGTAACAAAAGCTGAAAATATGGAGGCAAGTTGGTGCTACAGCCGATTTATGATAGTTGACTTCCTTGAAACAAATTTTGAAGCAATAGACGTAAATCAGCCGTATCAAGCCGTAAGAAACTATATACAGATATACGAAAACGAAATTAAGGTCATAGAAGCAACCATAAGCAATAGCTTGACAGAAGACTACACCGACCCGAATGGGCAGACACTGTACTGGACATCCATTACGGGGACAGATGCATACACATATTTTACTTACTCCTCGCCGCTCATAACTTCGGCAGATAAGAGACCTGAAGGAGCTACAGACGCACAATTTGAAGAAATGTACAAAGTGAAAGTACGGAAAGCAACAGCGGAATATGAAAAAGCGACGCTCGGTTTTCCGAGTAACGGGCAGACGGGCGAGCCTGAGTTGGTTATGGGTGTAGGCGACCAAAACGGTTATGGAAAACTTTATGTAAGAAAAACGACAACAGAGGCACAAGTTGTGTATACGTCGCAGACCGAGCAAGGTCAAGAGCGTGGAATAACTATAAAGAATGATGGACTTTATCAGATAAGAGGTATCGAAGAAGTCAAAATCCCGGTGCTGTACATAGATGATACTCAACCACTGACCCCTGAGGTCGGCGATTTATGGTTTGAACCGATAACACAACAGGGCGGTGAATGATTATGGCTGAATGGGTCGAAACAAATGTAAACGGATATAATGTCTATGCTTATGACGGTAATGATTGGGTGGCAGTAAATAAAACATACGCTTATTGGGAAAAGTCAAATGAAAGTCCTGAATCTTGGTTTTCATGGAGCGGTAATACTATAGTCGGTCTTACTGGAAAATACGAAAATGGCTCGCTTGTTTATGATGAAAATTGCGGCTATCGACAGTTTGATTACGTCATTCCCAAACGTTGCACGGCAATCGGATCTTTTTTTGCAAGCATGGTCGAAAACGTTGATACAGGTGTTATAAAACAAGATATTTACACTACGCCAAGAGGAATAAATAATGTATATATTCCCGATACTGTCGTAACGATTGATAGAGGTGCATTCGCATACACAAATAATCTTATGGTAATCAGACTCCCAAATAATTTGACCAGTATAAGTTCGGCATTGTTTGCTCAAGCCAGTCATACGGGATATTTTGACATAACTATACCGCACAAAATACAGGAAATTCAACAAGGTGCATTTGCAATGCCATATACTCATGTAAGGCTGAAATTCATAAGGGATGCAAGTTATACCGGGCAAATTTCTATTCCTAATGAGTTAGTATCATCTTCAGGCGCCACGACTATTTACGAATTATATTTCACTTGCTCGGAGACTGAAGCAAACAGCTTGTTTAATTGGGGCACTAATACCTCTTATACACAAAATCAATTTGCAAATGCAACAAAATATTACGATCAGACAATAACAAACGACTGAGGTGAAGATATGAACCGAAGAGAAGAACTTATAGAGTATATAGGAGACGAAGAGCTTGCTCCGACTGTAGACGAATTTCTTTTTATCGAGGAACAACTTGAAACACTTAGAAAGATGCCTTTTATAGTTGTAAATCGGAGTAATCCTGAACAGCAAAGAACGACCCCTGCGGCAAAACTGTATAAAGAGCTTTTACAACAATACACAAACATCTTAAAGATATTTTTAAAGATAACGGGAGCGGAAGAAACGACTGAAACAAGCCCTTTGAGGGAGTGGTTGAATGCGAAAAATAAAGTGGAATACAGATAACAGCTTTTTGTTACAGTATAAAGCGGAGATTGATGCCGGAAAAATCCTTGTAGGCGATGAACTTTATACGGAACTCGAAAACCTTATAGACAATATGCAGCATAACGATGAATATTTTTACGATACAGAGGCGGCTGCACTACGTATGGACTTCATACAGGGTTGTATAAGGTTGACGAAATCGCCGTTTTACAACAAGCCTATGGCTCTTATGCTGTGGCAAAAGGCTTTTATAGAAACACTTTACAGTTTCAAAATGGCTCGTGAGTGGATAGACAACAAAAAGAAAATTGATCGCTTTAAGATAGCTCTACTTGTAATAGCACGAAAAAACGGCAAGAGTGAACTTAACTCAGCTCTAGGAAATGCAGAGTTTATAGTCGGGCGTGACGGTGCTGACATCGTATGCTCATCAAACGACGATGCACAAGCGAGCATAGTATACGATGCGATTGACCTTATGAGAAAGTTGTACGACCCGCAAGACTACGACAGCAAAAAAAATCAACGTTTTATCTTAAACAAAGCCTCAAACACTAAGATTTGGAAGATATCTGATAATACCAGAAACAAGGAAGGTCGAAACATAGACTTCTGTATACTTGACGAGATACACGAAATGCAGAGTAACTCAATCGCAATGCCGATTTTACAGTCGCAGTCACTTAAGGACAACCCGAAACTGATACAGATAACAACGGAAGGTTTTATAAATGGCGGCTATCTAGACGGCGAAATGAAAAAAGCAAGAGCAATTATCAAAGGTGAAGATGACAGTATATCCGCTCAAAGGTATCTGCCGTGGCTTTACACACAGGATTCGGAACAAGAAATTTTTACAAATCCCAAGAGTTGGATAAAAAGCAATCCGTCTTTAGGCACTGTAAAAAGATATGACTATCTCGAAGAACAAGTAGATCTTGCGAGGAAAAGCAAAGCGGATAGGATATATGTACTATCTAAAGACTTTAACATCAAGCAAAACGGTGTTGAAAGTTGGTTGAATGTTGAAGATTATGACTACAAAGCAACTTATGATATAGAAAGCCTTAGAGGGTGCATCGCTCTGGGTGAAGTTGACCTCGCAGAAACGACAGACCTATGCTGCTGCAAGGCTTTAGTGATGAAGCCAAATGACCCAACAAAATACATAATCACGAAGTATTTTATACCACAGTCAAAACTTGATGTAGAGCGTGATGACCACACCGCAGGAGCAAAATACAAGGAATGGGCAAAAGACGGATATATAACGATATGCGAGGGAAATGAAAACGATTTAACCTTGTGTGCCGACTGGTTCTACTCGTTGTATACTGACTATGGCATAAAATTGTATAAATGCGGCTACGACCAACGTTTTGCAAAGGAATGGCTTAGACAAATGGAGGTATACGGTTGGAGTAAAAGCACGGAAGATGTTGAAATGGTTTTGCAGAACGCTCAAACACTCAACAACGCTTTACTTTTGGTAGAAGCAGATTTGAAAGCGAGATATATAAACTATAATGATAATCCCGTTGACAAATGGTGTTTTTCAAATAGCTGCTTAAAGGTCAACGATTTAAGACAATCGTTAATAATAAAAACAGAGTCAGCAAAAAAAATAGACGGTTCAGTAACACTTGTATCGCTGTATGAAATGTATAGACGGTACAAGTCGGACATAAAAAAAATGATAGGTGGTGATTAAAAAATGTGGATTTTTGATAAACTTTTTAAAAAACAACCCCCGAAAAGCGTGATTGCCCCGACTTTGGACGGTTTTATTCCGATTTATCCGCAAATGGGTATAACGGCTTATGAGTGCGATGTAGTACAACAGTCTCTGAAATGCATCGTAGATGAAGTAAAAAAAGTAGAGCCGAGACATGTAAGGTACATAAAATCCGACCCCGTTCCGCTCAAAAGCACATTGCAAGATGTACTCGATAACCCAAATCCGCTAATGACGACAAGTGAATTTTTTGAGAAAGTAACGTGGATGCTGCTTTTGAACTACAATGCTTTCATTATACCGATTTTTGAAACGTGGCAAGACGAAAAAACAGGAGCTAAAAGACGAGACTATAAAGCCCTTTATCCCATAAAACCGCAATCGGTTGACTTTATTGAGGATGCCAGTGGAAAACTATATACAAAATTTTGGTTTTTTAACGGCGAAAACACAACACTTCCATACGACGACATTATACATCTGCGATATAACTTTTCAGTCAACACTTTTATGGGTGGCGATATTGTCGGGCAACCCGATTTAAAAGCTATAAACTCCACGGTGAAGCTCAATGAAACGCTTTTAAATGGTGTCGCAAAGGCTTTAAATGCGAGCTATGCTATAAATGGTCTGGTAAAGTACAACACGATGTTTGACAACACTGGTATGGAGAACGCTGTGGCAGAGTTTAACAGAAAGCTGATGAGTTCAGAGAGCGGTTTTGTGCCGATAGATATGAAATCAGAAATCGTACCTTTTGAACGAAAAACACAGTTGATAGATGAACCGACTTTGAAGTTTATAGATGAAAAGTTGCTTAGAAACTACGGCATAAGCCTGCCGATACTCACGGGAAACTATACAAAAGAGCAATATGAAGCGTTTTTCCAAAGAGGGGTAACACCTATCTTAACAGCGATGCAGCAGGCTTTTACAAAGAAAATTTTCACACCACGAGAAAGAGCTTTCGGTCATCGTATAGAACTCTATCCTAAGGAGCTTGTGTTTTTAACGATGGAGCAAAAGATAAAAGTTATCGAGCAATTTTCACCAACAGGAACGATTTTCGAGAACGAAAAAAGAACATTGATAGGCTTACCACCTCTGCCTGAACTTGAAGGCAAACGATATATGTCACTCAACTGGATAGATGCAAACGATGCAAGCCAGTATCAGATAGGCAAAGAAAACATTGAGGTTGTAGATGAAGAAAAGGAAGTGATATAAATGTCAGATTTTGAAGCACCAAGAAGTCCGAATGCAGCGGCACTCCAGAATATTTTAGGAGCAAATAATGTTTTGAGAGCACCACAGAGCGAAAACGAAGCACTTTTGCAGTTGATAGCTCAACAAACGCAAACGCTTATAAACACTTTGAACGAGGTTAAAAATACAGTTGATATACTATCATCTATACAGCGATATATCGGCGTAACAACGACCGAGCTATCAGACGGAGCGACAACAAATCCGATAGTGATTGACGGAGAGAGCGTTACGGCAGTAAGCGGCGATGCGGTCATCTATGACGGAGAGGATTTTGTTTTTAACGGCTCTATTTGGCAAAGCGTCCCTGACGCTTTGGGAGCTTTGGCTTATAAAAATAGTGCAAGCGGTAATTTCACACCACAAGGAACAGTATCACAACCGACATTTACAGGTAGTCAGGCAACTATAACTATGACAGGTACACCAAGCGGAAGTGTAGCAAAACCAACGGTGGCTTTTATACCGACATCAAAAGGATATATTATGACAACAAAGGCAGGTACGCTGCCGTCTCTGACCTATAACAGCGAAACAAATACCGTGACTTTTTCGGCAGGAACGCTGCCGACAACGGAAAATAAAAATATTCTGATAGGCGGTGGCTGTCAAGTCAACGGAAATTTGACTTTTACAGGAAATGAAATGACCTTGACTACGACCGTGACACCACAAGGCATGGTATCACAGCCAACATTTACGGGAACACAAGTAACAGTTATGGTGGAATGAGGTGATAAGAATGGCAGATATGAATTATTTAAGCGACGGAACAAATACATATAATGTTAGGGATGCACAAGCAGAAACTTTGCTTATTAATAATGCACCGAAAAATTTATTACATATAAGTGATGTATACACAAGCAAATCAAATGTTGACGGCATTGATTATACGTTAAATAGAAACGAAGCCGGTGAAATGATAAGTATAGTCGCAAACGGAACGGCTTCCGGAATCGGGGCGGATTATTGGATAACTATGAATAGACTTGGATATAATTTTCCAAACGGAAAATATATATTTTCGTCCGGTATAGAAGATAATCATAATAATCAGTTCGGTATGTGGTATTTATTAAGTGGCGATGATTATAATTATATGTATAGTTCGGAGGAGATAATAACCATAACAGACGATGTTAAATTTAAAGGATTCTATATACATGTTGAACAAAATGCCACTGCAGACAACTGGACAGCAGCCCCCATGATGCGTAAAGCTGAAATAACAGATGGCGAGTTTGAACCTTACTATCGTTCTCAAAAACAGTTAGATGCAGATTTGTCAATGCTTGAACAGCAAATACAAGCATTAACTTCGAGAGTGGAGGCACTTGAAAATGGATAAGTGGTATATATGCCCTGTATGTGGGCAAAAAATACTAAAAGTTTCCGAGAAAGCCGTTGCAAGCGGTTTGTTTTGGAAATGCAAGAAATGTGGAAATATAGTTGAAATAAAGATAGAAAAGAGCCTTTGAGCCACTAACTGTAAAAAAGTTAGTGGCTTTTATTTTTGAAATGAGGTGAAAGTATGAAAAAACTTGAAACGAGAAGTTTTGTTTTGACTGACCTTCAGACGAGAGAAGAAAGCGGTATCGGCATAGTTGAGGGCAGACCTATAGTATATGACAGTCCAACTGACATAGGCGGCTACTTTAGAGAAATCATAGCGAGGAAAGCCTTAGATAGTACTGACTTGACAGATGTCAGACTATGTATGAACCACGATACAGGCTATGTCTACGCACGCAGTCGCAGAAACAACCCGAACAGCACGATGCAACTTATACCCGATGACGAAGGAATGAGGATGAGAGCAAATCTTGATATAGAGGGCAGTCCCAAAGCGCAGGATTTTTACTCTGCTGTCAAGCGTGGGGATATAGATAGTATGTCTTTTATGTTTGATATTTCAGACGAGGAGTGGCAGGGACTTGATAGTGACTATCCTACAAGAACTATCACGGGTATAGGAAAGGTATACGAAGTATCGGCAGTAGCCTTTCCTGCCTACAAAGAAACGTCGATATCGGCACGCAGCCAAGAAGCACTGGAGAGTGCAAGGGCAGCACTGGAGAGTGCGAAAAAGCAAGCCGTTAAAGAATCGTTGGATAACGATATAGAACTACTAAAAGCAAAAATTAAATGTATGTAAAAGGAGTGACTAAAAATGAAGTTTAAAAACTTACTTGAAAAGAACATCAAAGCACTTGAAGAAAGAAAAGCAGAATTACAAAACAAAGCTGATGCATCAGAGGATATAAAGGAAGTCAGAAGCCTCTACGATGAACTTAAAAGAGTGACAGCAGACCTCGAAGAGTACAGACAGTCGCTTAAAGAAGTGGAAACAGAAGAAAGACAGGCAGGACAGCCACTTGAAGAAAGAAAAGAGAATATCTCTTTTAAAACTTTAGCAGGCTTTGACGCACCAAAAGAAGAAAGAAAACTCGAAGACCCTACTGAAAGCATAGAGTACAGAAAAGCATTTAAAGACTATGTACAGAGGGGTGTTGCTATACCTGAAAATCTTATTGTTCGTAATGGCTCAGCAATCAATACGAACGACACGGGGGCTGCAATTCCTATTACAGTTATGAACGAAGTTATCAACACCGTGAGAAAAAGATATGGTAATTTGTACGGCAAAGTTAGGAAAATGTCTATACAAGGCGGGGTTGAGATTCCGATAGGTGCTTTACAGGCTACTTTTAAGTGGATAAACGAATCAACTGTATCTCCAAGACAAGACTTAGGCAAACTCGGTAAAGTAACTTTTAGTTATCACATGGCAGAAATAAGAATAAGTCAGACATATCTCTCAACTATCGTCACTTTATCAGCTTTTGAGGGTACTATCGCAGAAGCTATCGCTATAGCTTTCCTTGAAGCTATGGATTACGGTATCGTAAACGGCAGCGGAAACGGTTCTATGCTCGGTATACTTAACGACCCAAGAGTTACTAATACCGTAACAATGACAGCTGCTGAGTTTGGTGACTGGACTAAGTGGAGAAAGAAGTTCTTCTCAACACTTCCTCTCGGATACCGTGCAGGTGAGTTTATCTTCCCTCTTTCGACCGTTGAGAGCTACCTTGAAACTATGGCAGACAGCAACAACAACCCTATCTTTAGACAGGCTACAGGTTTAGAAGTCGGAGACGGCGATGCAGAAATGCCTGCGGATCGCTTCTTTGGTAGGGAGATAGCCCTTGTAGAGCCAAACATTATACCTGACTTCGATTCTGCACAGCAGGGCGATGTTGTAGGTATCTTTTGGCAGCCAAGGGAGTACGCTATCAATGAAAACTTCGGCTTTAATCTCGTGAGATACAGAGATGAGGAACTCAATGAAATCGTCAACAAAGCTCTCGTTGTTACAGACGGTAAGACACTCAATCCTACTGGATTTGTTAAAATTTTGAAAGGGTGACGGGCTATGAATACAACAGTTAATGCGTTAAAAGGCTTATATGTTGTTCTTGGTGGTAATGTTGAGGACGTGGAGAATATAACACTTATCCCCGATATGATAACGGCATTTGAAAATATTGACGGCTTGACAGCAGCAACAAAGCTGTCAAGTGTTATAACAAAAAATGCTCAGACAGGTGCGGTTGCAGTGAACTCTATAAGTAATCTTTTACTTGATGGCGCGTATGTGGATATCGGAAACGGCGAAACGAGCGAAATATACTTACATCCGGCTCAGGATAAAGATATAATAATACAGTACGGAACATCAAGCCCAAGCACGCTTAAAAACTATATCAAGAGTATTGTACAGTCGATGAATCAATAAAAAGGAGTGATAAAAATGATTAATACAGATAGAATAGTTCCGGTGATGGCGACAGATTTACTCACACTAACAAGCCGCATTGTGGCTTTGAGTGGCACAACCATAACATCTTTGACCGCAAGTGATGCAAACGGCACTTTTGAAGTAAGTGCAGCGGCTACAGCTCTTTTTGCAAGCGAGCCTGTAACTACGCTTGATTTTGCAAGCGGTGTTACTGCTGCTACGGTATATTTTGCACCAAGTTACGACTATACAGGCTTTACAGTGGCAGGAACAGCAGTCGAGACAACAGGCGATGCAGTTGAAGCAGATCCTGGTAATTTTTACACAGCTACACTTGCGGACGGCGGCGTAACCATTGCGAAAATAGGACTTTAAAAAGGAGGTGGCGGCACTATGGATTACTTATCAAGTGTAAAAAGTGCCTTAGGCATAGTCGGAGAGTATCAAGATGCTACTCTCACGGAGTATATAAACGCGGTCATAGCGTTTTTGAGTGACTGCGGCATACAAAATGCCCCACAGGATATAGTGAATCGCGGTGTCGCTGACCTTTGGAACTTCGGTGCAGGGAGCGGTACTTTTTCAGAGTATTTCAAAATGAGGACTATTCAGCTCTCATATAAGGGGTGATACTATGGCAGACTTTAAACCATCATACCCATATAACACGGCGATAGAACTTCTTTTTCCTGTATATACCGAAGAGCTGACAGTCTTGCAAAAGACGTATCCAGCAACAGGAATATATCTGAGCTGCAGCTTTAAGACATACGGTGGCACGGAAAACATTGAAAACGGTATTCTTTCTGTTGTCAGTACAGCGACCGTTGAGACGTGGTACAGACCAGACATACAGTCAAACTGTGCTATAAAACTGCTTGAAACAGGGGAAATCTTCGAGATACTCGGAAGACCCGAAAACATAGATATGCGGCATCAGTTTTGCCGCTTCAAGGTTCGCTCTGTTGAAGGGGGTGCGTGATATGGCAAAAAAGTATGGCATAATGTCTGATGAGTTCGCTGAACTTGCAGAAAAACTTGACAAGTTAGGCAGTGACTTAAAAGCAGTGACGGAAAAGTGTTTAGAAGCCACTCCCGAAATCATCAACCCGAAACTTCACGCAGCCATGCAGAAGCACAAGCGAACAGGGAAAACCGAAAAAAGCGTCATCGAAGATGCAAAGGTGGAGTGGGACGGGACTACAGGTAAGATACCTGTAGGCTTTGCTATAAAAGACGGCAGCAAGACGAACCTCGCATCTATCTTTCTGATGTACGGCACAGCACGTCACGCACCTGCAAATCAGTATGGAAAATACAATGGCACTGTGAACGGCATTAGTTCGGATAAACAGTTGTATAATGCTATATACGGCAGTCAAACGAAAAATGAAATTGCGCAGAAACAAACCGAGATATTGAGGGAAGCAGTTGAAAAGGCGGTGAACGGTAAATGATAGTTGAAAACACACTTATAGTTATCTTAAAAACATTCGGTTATCCTGTCTTCAGACAAGGCAGTTTAACCGAGAAACAGCCTTATCCTGCTACTTTTATAACTTGGTGGAACAGAATCGAAGAAGGTACAGTCTTTAGCGATAATAAGACTATAGAAGTCGAACATAGTTTCGATATAAATGTATATAGTACATCAACGGAAACAATATACAGTTTGATTAATCAAATACGCAGTACGTTGAAAGAAAACGGTTTTGTTGTGCCTGACAGAGGTCACGATATAGCCAGTGACGAGCCTACACATACAGGAAGAGGAACGACAGCAATATTTTTACAAACAGATGATATTATTGAATAAAAAGGAGTGGTTAATATGGCAGCAGGCGAAAAAAGGTATTTTATGTATAGAGGTGTGCGTGGTGCGGTTTATGCGGAAGTGTTATCCGATACCTCCGAGGGCATAACATACGGCACAGTGAAAAATTTTACAGGCTTGATTAATGTTGGAGTGTCACAGGATAGTAATTCAGACCCTGTTTACATAGACAATTTTCCTGCCATTATGGTAAATTCGACAGGCCCTATAACACTTTCACTTGAAACATCGGGAATGCCGATTGAACAAAAATCCGACATTTTAGGGCATTATTATGATTCGAATAGTGGAATGTACGTAATAGGTGAACGCAGACCGAAAACTTTTGCATTCGGTTACATCGGAAAATATACTACAGGTAATGAATATTTTACTTGGTTATTGAAAGGTACTTTTTCAGTTCCTGAATACACATCATCAACTGAAAATAACGGAACCGATTCGAGCGGTGAAACATTGACATTTACGGGCATTGCGACTACAGCGGTCTTTGACAGAACGAACAGACAAGAAATGCAGGTAGTTATTGATGAAACAACAAACCCGTTAAACATTACAGAAACTCAATTTTTTGCAACAGTTCAGACCCCTGACACAATCGGAGCAACTGTAGCTGTAACAGGTGTGGGACTTGCACCGTCAACGGCGAGTGTTGCAAAAAATGCAACAACCACTCTCACAGCGACAGTAACTCCGAATAATGCAAGCAATAAGGCGGTTACATGGGAATCAAGCAATTCACTTGTAGCAACCGTTGAAAATGGTGTCGTTTCGGGAGTTGATGACGGTATAGCGACTATCACAGTTACCACGGTAGACGGCGATTTCACAGATACAGCGACAGTGACGGTTGGTACGGGAGAGTGATGATATGCAGAAAATAACGCTTAGCGTATACAATAGTGACTTTACAGCGGTAGAAAAGACTGTAGAAGCTAAAATGACGATTATACCGTTTGCCACGATACGAAAATTTATGGCTATCTTCAAAAATAAGGATATGAGTGATGGTTTAAAGATAGCTAACGCTGTAATTTCATCGTGGGAGAGTTTGGTAGTCGTACTTGACCGTATTTTCTCCGATGTTTCCGAAGAAGAGTGGGAAAGAGTGGACACAGCCGAATTGGTAAGATGTGTTGCAGCATTGATACGGTACGCAACATCACGAATACTAATCATACCAACGGAAAAAAACTGATGGAGGGGGCGGAGGAAACTTCGCTCCCTGATTTACTTTTTGCAATGATACATCAGTTATCAATCGTGTATCATACAAACCCAATAGAACTGTCAGAAAAACCGTATGAGACAGTTATAGAGCTATACGCAGACTTACGAACTATGCAGATAAGAGAAAAAAATCAAAGTAAAAAAAATACAGTGCGTGTGTACGCATCCGATGACGCAGGGTGGTGGTAAAAATGGCAAAAGAAGAAGTAACGACAAAACTCAGTCTTGATATAAGCGACTTAAAAGCGAGTGTGCAGGAAGCGAGCAGGCAGATAAAACTTGCAAATGCTGAATTTAAAGCGGCTTCGGCAGGTGTTGAGGATTGGGGAAAGAATACAGAGGTAGTAGCTGCAAAACAAAAACAACTTGATACAGTACTTCAAAATCAAACAAAAATACTTGATAGCTACAAGCAACAACTTCAAGTTATAATATCCGAGCAAGGCGAAAACAGCAAAGCCGCTGATAATATGAGGATAAAGATAGCTAATCAGGAAGCAGCGGTAAAGAAAACGGCAGCAGAAATACAAAAGTATGATGCTGTTATGAATGAATTGCAAAATGCTGAAAAAAACGCAGACGGAGCAACAGATGAACTGAATGACAGTATACAAGAAACAAGTAAATCTACGGCTTCCGCGGGTGACGGATTCACGGTGTTTAAGGGCATTCTTGCGGATTTGGCAGCGACAGCTATAGTCGCAGTTGTGGACGGCTTAAAACAAATCGGAGCAGCAGCATATGAAGCGTGGCAGGAATTTGACGAAGGGGCTGACAGTATTATTGCCGCCACAGGTGCAACAGGAGAAACAGCTGACGGTCTGATAGATGTGTATAAAAACCTGTCAAAAGAAGTCGTTGCAAGCTATTCGGATATCGGAACGGCGGTCGGAGAAGTCAACACACGTTTCGGTGTTACAGGCGATGCACTTGATGACCTTTCGCAAAGGTTTATAAAGTTCGCCAATCTCAATGGGGTTGACCTTAAAAATGCGATAGACAGTACACAAAGTGCGATGACGGCATTTGGATTGGGTGCAGAAGATACGGCACTGGCACTCGATACACTGAACAAGGCAGGACAAGATACGGGAGAGAGTGCTGACAAAATAGCAGCGGAACTGATGTCGAACGCAACGATATTACAAGAAATGGGTTTAAATTTTGCAGATAGCACTATGCTTTTGGCTGGGTTTGGTAAGGCTGGTGTAGACACATCGGCGGCGCTTGCCGGATTAAAAAAGGCACTTGTCAACGCTGCAAAAGACGGAAAACCACTGAGCGAAGCGATGACGGAAGTGCAGGATAGCATAAAAAACGCAGGTAGTAATACCGAAGCACTGACCACAGCGATGGAACTCTTCGGCAGTAAAGCCGCTCCTGCCATAACCAAAGCAATTCAAGATGGCAGGCTGTCATTTGATGAATTTGGTTTATCTCTCGAAGACTTTAGCGGAAATCTCGAACAAACATATGAGGACACTCTTGACTTTCCTGACAAAATCGAACTTTTAGCACAAGGAGTAAAGACGCAGCTTGCAGACCTTGCAGGTGGTTTTCTTGATTTATTTTCAGCGATTGCAAACGGCAGCGGAGCGGAAGATGCTATAAATGGCATTTCTGAACAGTTTAAAACTATAACTGACAACATCGGAACATATATCAATAATTTTATAGATGCAATAGTAAATTCCGCACCCGATATAATAAATGCTGTTATAACCGTAGGGAAAAGCATTCTTGATTTAATTCTTAACTCATCATCAAAATTAATACCTGCAATATATGAAATAGCGACAGCGGTCATCAAGGAACTGCCGAACATATACCGTAAATTTTTTGATGAGTTCCCGAACTTTTTTAAGTCTTTTGTGGAAAACTTCTTATCTTTTCAAGGTGAAGTTGTAAAAGCTGCAACGGAGCTTTTCTCAGCTATCGGAACATCACTTCCGGAAGTATACAAACTTGTCAAGGATAACTTGTCAGACTTGATAAAAACAGTGATAACGGTTTTGGTAGATGCCGCTCCCGAAATGCTCGAAAATTCTATCACGATGTTTGAGGGCATCGTGGAAGCTATATCGGAAGTTATCCCCGAAGCATCATCTATGCTTTTTGAGCTTATAGATGCGCTCGTCGAAGCATTATCCGATGATGAAGTATCGGAGGGCTTCTTCGATGCACTTGAAAAAATCATCACAGCTATTATGGAAGCTATGCCACCACTCATAGAAAACCTCGGAAATATCTTCGTAAAGTCTATGCCAATACTATATAAGGCTTTTATGACTATGCTCGGTGGTCTTTTGAAAGGTGTGCCTGTTGTGGCAAAAAATCTCGCAAAGGCACTTCCATCACTCATAAAAACGATACTAAACGCTTTTGATAAAAATATGTCCGCAATGGTGACTATCGGTAAAAATCTTATCGCGGGACTTTGGAGCGGTATAGCAAGCAATGCTGAGTGGCTAAAAGAAAAGGTTACAGGCTTTGCAGATAGCGTAGTAAAAAATATCAAGTCTGCTTTAAAAATCAAGTCTCCGTCAAGGGTTATGCGTGATGAAGTCGGAAAGTATATCGCTTTGGGTATCGCAGACGGCATCGAAAGTAATTCAACCTCCGTAGAAGATGCTATCAAAGCACTCACAGCAGATGCAACGAAACTTGACTTCGGACTTGATAAGCTGAGCGGTCGTATAGTCGGAAGTAGTAGCGGTATGAGCGGCAGCGTCAACAACACTAACAGCACGCAAAATGTAACTTTTAATCAGTACAACACATCGCCAAAAGCGTTGTCGAGACTTGATATATACAGACAGACTAACAACCTTTTGACACTGAAGAAGGGGGCGTTTGCAAGTGTATAGAATAATTTTGCAAGATGAAAAAGGTCAAAAACTACAGCTCACAGGCACACCTCAGTACACGGTGACAAGTGTGTCGGGATTAGATCCTGCAAGTGCAACCGTTAACATTTCCGAAAATGCACTTTTTGACGGTGCGACTTTCAACTCGTCAAAGGTCAACAGCCGAAATATCGTTATAAACTTTGCTATAAATACCCCCGCCGAGGATGGCAGGATAGCACTATACAAGACAGTAAAACCAAAAAGACCGCTCAGGGTATATGTTTCAGGCACTCGCAGAAAGGCATATATAGACGGATATGTTGAAAGCCTTAGTGTTGACATCTTCGGGCAAAAAGAAGTTGCTCAGATATCTATACTATGCCCGAACCCGTTTTTTTCGGACATAAATTCGCCTTTTACTGCCGTAGGAGATATAGAGCTTACAGCTATAAACACGGGCGATGTTGAAACGGGTATGCTTATCACGCTCACGGCAGAGTACGGCAGTATATCAAGTCCAACGGTTACAAACACACTAACAGGAGAGTATATCACAGTGACACAGAGTATGTCGCTTGGTGATGTGGTCACTATAGACACGACCGCAGGACAAAGGTCTGTCACTCTGACGCATAACGGCACGACCACAAATATCATTAACAAACTCGACCCGACTTCGACTTGGTTGCAACTTGAAATAGGCGAAAATATGTTCGAACAGACAGCGGCTATGCACGGTGAAAATGTTGTAACAACCATCACATACAAAGTTCTTTACCAGGGGGTGTAAGTATGACGATATACGTTTTTACAGGTAGTTTGCTTACTGCTGTGATAGATAGATATATAAGCGTAATATGGACAACACGTTATTTTTCTGACGGCGATTTTGAACTCACACTTTCGCCCGACACCGAACTTTTGAAAAAACTGGAAATCGGTAGTTTTTTAGTACGTGACAAGGACATTGAAACAAGTACACGCTTCAAAAACGTTATGAGGATAGAAAACATCGAGATAAAAACCGATGCAGAAAATGGTAATACGCTTGTTTTGACAGGTAAGAGTTTGTCGAGCATAGTAAGCCAAAGAGTGGTAGCAAGTCAAACAAGTTTACGAGGACAGCTCAGAGAAGTAATACATCTGCTTTTAGTTGAGAACTTCATACTTCCGAAAAACACAAGCAGGCAGATAGCAGACTTCAAGTATGAGTTTGATACTTCCTTGACAACAACTATAGATACACAGGTAACAGGTGACAACCTCGGAGAATGGCTTTCTATGCTTGCCGAAAAATACGGCTTCGGTTGGGATGTTTACTGGGATAACGCTTATATCTTTTATCTTTATAACGGCACAAACCGCTCACGCACTCAAAGTGCGGTTCCGTGGGTGGTCTTTTCTCCCGATTTCCAAAATCTCTTGAACACAGACTATCAGTATTTGACGGAACAATTCAAAAATGTCGCTGTAGTCGCAGGTGAGGGCGAGGGAGCGGCAAGAAGTAAAGTTATTGTTGGTAATGGGACAGGTATCAATCGCTTTGAGCAGTGGGTGGATGCAAGGGATATATCATCAAATGACGGCACTATATCAGGCGCGGATTATATCGCACTTTTGCAAGCACGAGGAACGGAAGCACTTACGGAACACATAAACAACGAGTTGTTTGACGGTGACGTTGACGCTACAAGACAGTATATACTCAACCGCGACTTTTTCTTAGGTGACATCGTGCAACTCGAAAATGACTACGGTATATCGGCACAAGCGAGGGTTTTGGAAGTAATAGAAAGCGAAGATGCAAGCGGTACAAGAGTTATACCGACTTTTTCAGCAATGGGGGTGATGTAGTATGGATTCGAGCATAGAGAGCTTAAAAGCGTGGACAGCGACAGTTATAGGTATTTTTGTAATGGTGGCAGGGGACAGCTACAAGCATATACTTGTATTGCTTTTGTTGATGTTTGTTGATACTGTCGTGGGATGGATAAAAGGCTTTAAATTAAAGAAATGGAAAAGCAACAAGGCGCGTTGGGGAGCTGTCGGAAAGTTTGTTGAGATGATGATAATTGCCTGTTTATACGGTCTTGATTGGGTATTTGAAACAGACTTTTTAAAATACATCGGGATATATTATTTCGGGATATGTGAGATAGCAAGTATAATTGAAAATTTTGCTGAGATAGGCGGCAATGTGCCGAAAGGAATGATTGAACTATTGAAAGAAATACAATATAATATCGGGACGGAAAGCGTTAAAAAGATAAAGAAAATATGTGACGGTATTTTTGGGGGTGAAAGTGATAATGGTAATGATAAATGACGATATAAGATGTAATGTAAATAATTATCAAGAAGGAAGAATCAGGAAAATAAAGTACATTGTTGTGCATTATACAGCAAGCCCAAATGATACGGCAGAGGGTGAAGCAACGTACTTTAAAAATAATATTATTGAGGCTTCGGCTCATTATTTTGTTGATGATAAAAGCGTATACAGAAGTGTGATTGACAGTGATACGGCTTGGCACTGCGGAGCAAATGTTTATTATCACGGTGAATGCAGAAATGATAACAGTATCGGTGTCGAATTATGCTGTAAAAAGAAAAATCTTATGAGCAAAAAAGCCGAAGATAAGGACTGGTATTTTGATAAGGGTACTGTTAAAAATGCTGTTGAACTCATTAAGTATTTGATGAGTGAATATGGAATACCGATTGAAAATGTGGTAAGACATTATGATGTGACACATAAGATTTGTCCCGCTCCGTTTGTACATAATGAGGGCGATTGGGAGAGGTTTAAGGATATGCTGAAAGGGGAAGATGAAATGGTCGTAAAGGGTAAAATAAACGTAAATGGAAAAGAGTATGAAGTCGATAAGATATTGAAAGACGGGAGTAATTTTATAAAGCTGTCAGATCTTAAAAGTATGGGGTTTGATGTCGGGTATGACGAAAAAAGTAAAGTGCCGAGTTTGGGAGTTAAGGTTGAAAAGGTCGAAGTAGATATGGACGGTATAGCCGTGGAAGTGTCACGTATACTAAAGTTTGATGAGAACTACATCAGACTTAGGGACTTAGAGCCACTCTTAAAAGTGAGTTATGAGGACGGCAGAGTGAAGATAAAGCCGAAGACTTGACACGATGGCAAAGATGTGATATACTGATAGTGCCTTTTAAAATATAAAATTTTTTCTTTTTGTTTCAGCAAAACCCTGTATTTATACAGGGTTTTTTGTTGTATTTTTCTAAAAATTTTTTAAAAAGTGTTGACAAATGGGAACATATATGATATACTATAGATACAGTAAAGGAAAACAAACAAACTAGATTGTGGAAACAAGGTTAAAATTAAAAAATTTATTATAAAAAAGGAGTGTTTTATATGAAAAGTTGGAGAATATTAAAAGAATTATTGGACATTGATCAGTTAAGGGATTTTGTAAGGGAACAGGCAAAAAATCATTATGGCGTGCAGTATCAAGAGGATTTGTACGCCTACATCGAGGACAATCAGGTAACATTCTATATTTTTACCAATGTCGGCGGTAATTCGTGGCTCGATGATGACCATTTCACGCTGTGGAGATTCAAGCCGGATTATAGTGATATCTACTCAGACTTTCGGAGTGATTTCGCCGATGTATGGGAGCTATTGAAATATATGGAAGAGTACTATAATGTTGTTGTTGACATCGACAAAATCAAAGAAGAAAATGGTATTGATGATGACGACCAAGATGCACTACAGGAAGTGATTGACGAGTATATTATCGATAATTATGGCGATGAAATCAGAGCTGACTGCATTGACGAAATCGTTGACGAAGAAGTCAATGGGATTGTTGAATGGATAATGGAGAGAATCAATCAAGAAATCAGATGCAAAGAAGAGGAGGTGGAAAACTAATATGGCCCCTAAAAAAGAAAATCGCTTGCACATCCGTGTAAGCGAGAACTTGAAAAAGACTCTCGATTCAGCAGCGGCTGACAGAGGGATAACGGTAACGGAGTTTGTAAAAACAGCTATCATAGAAAAGATAGCTAGAGAAGATTAGAGAAGAATATATCTAAAAAAGTATTTAAAAACACTCCTTCGGGGGTGTTTTTTGCCGCTCTCTTACTACTGACACACTACTGACAAGCCTTTCCGAAAAGGCTTGCTAAGCTGTCCTGTTGAATAAAATTTTTAATTTAATATTAAATCTTTAAGATTTTGAAAACGGCTGCGGTGGCTGTGTTGCGGTGCTGTAGCCATTTTTTATAACCGTAAAGTTGTTTTATTTAGATTTATTTAGGTTTAGTTACTGACAAACTACTGACAAAAATGGATTTTTTCGATGCCCTCTTTTAACTCGTCAAGTTCTTTATGAATATATACATCTTGTGTAATATCTCCAAATGTATGCCCCATCAGTCTTTTTGTTATGCTTTCGGGAACTTTGGCACGGTCAAGCATACTTGCAAAAGTATGTCTTGTTTCGTGGATAGTATGTTCAAATCCTTGCTCTTCACACAGACTTTCAAACTCTTTTTTGAAAGTGGCATAAGTACCACTGTAAAAAGTAAAGCTGCCTTTGCTCTTTTCAAGCATACGATACATCAGCGGCAGTATCGCAGAGTGTATCGGAACTATCCTGTCTTTGCTTGCTTTGGTCTTTTTGCCGCCGCCGATAATACAGCCTTTTGCAAGCTGTATGTTTGATTTTGGCATTTCAAGCAGCTCCGTTACACGATAACCTGTGTATATCAGGATAAGGACTATTGCAGCGGTATCATTTTCAGCCTGTATATCCCAAAGTTGTTTTATCTCGATATCTGAAAAAATTTTCTTTTCTTTCTTTTCGCTGCTTTCGGGTAGCTCTATATACTTACTGTAGTCTTTCGGTATGAAATCATACTTAATGCAATATTCAAAGATACCCGAAACAACCAGTCTGACGTTGTTTAAGGTTGACCTTGACAACCCTTTCAAACTATCGAAAAAATTTTGCAGATGTATCAGTTTTATGCTGCACATCGGCATATCGTGTAAAGGCTTGCACTTTTTAAAAGCAGCGATATAGCTTGCTTTCTTTTGCGGTGAGCCTTTTTGAAAGACACGTTCCGACCACCGAGTAAAGACATCTGCAAAGGTAAAATTTTCAGATACGTCAAAAGGGTCTGCGTTGAACTCTTCGAGTTTTTTTAAGGCTTCTCTTTTTGTTGCGTAAGTACCTAAAGTTTTTTGCTTTAGTTTGCAATCATCTAGGTCATCGTAGTATGATACTGCTACTGCATAAGGTTTTCTGCGTTTGCCGTGCAGTTTATATACACTTCCTGTTCCGTTTGGTCTTCTCATATTTTTTTCTCCTCTCTTTTTTGTAAGAGAGCGGCGTGGAGAACACTATATCTTGACAAAGTGGCAAAAGTCTGATATAATGTTTTTAGTGAGTGCCATTTTCCTCAACTCTTATGGTTCACTCATCTTGGACTTCTTATATTTTTTCGGCGGCTGGCGTTCCGCCGATTTTTTTATTGACTTTTTAGAACAAATGTGCTATTATGTAGAGGACAGATGTTATTGTCCCCCTTATGAAATGGAAATTTTCCAATGTACATCTCCTTTCTTTTTGGCGACCCCGTGTGGGGTCGCTTTTTTTATTCTAAAGGGTTTTTGAACTCTTCGGCAATCTTTTTCGATGCCGATATGATAGCGTCAACTTCTTGTTGTGATGAGTTCAATAACAGCTTAAAAAAGATAGCTTGTGAGCGTGTCATACCATACTTTGTAGCAAGCTCATAGACGATATCTTCTTCCTGCTTTACATACATTTCACCCTCACCCGTCAATAGCCATTCCTCACGGACACCAAACTCACGGCATACCGCTTTTATTGTTCGCTTAGATACGTTATCTCTATTTGATTCGTTTGCGGATAATGTTGGCTGTGAAATTTCCAACATATCGGCGAACTCGTTTTGATTGAGATTCTTATCAATTCTTACTTTTTTTAGTCTATCTCCTATTGTTTCCATAGCTTTCACCTCCTTCAAAATCATTATATCAGAAAAAATATCGAAAATCAATATTTTTTTTAAAAAACTATTGACTTTATTATCGAAAACTGATATAATTTTATTTGTAATCGATAACAAGAAAAAGAAAGGAGCACAAAAAAATGTTATATAGGATTGTGACTGAAACAGGAAGGGAAATAAAAAGCAACTTGACAAAAAGAGGGGCTGAAAATTTTTGGGATGCGTTCAATGGTGTATGGACGGACTACGACGACAACGACAAAGAATATTATATGTATATCGAGGAAGTACGATAAAACAGAATATATTTAATTTAAATTACCCACCCCGGAGGTTACGAGGGCAGAAAGGACGGTGAGAGAATGGAAGAATTGGCGAAAAAAATCGTCAGCGAGACTGACGATAATATTGCCGCAATAGGTATCGCCTATGCTAGGGGATTCCGAGACGGCAAGGAAATGGTAGAAGTTGAGGAAGAGAAAGAGAAAGAAGATGAGTGAGAAGATGGAAAAGGAAGAGATAAAAAACAGGCTCTGGGGATACACATCGACGTTATTACTGTGGTTGAGTTTGACGCTGGGTGGGGCGAGTTTTATGATGTCAATCATCGGTCTTACTTTA